CTCCCGGCATCACCGTCAACACCGGCTTCGCCTTCGGAGGCGCCCGGTGAGTTTCCTCGACCGCCTGCGGCCGGCGCGCTACCGCTCGCCATCCGGCCTCGAGTTCACCTTCGAGTTCCGCCAGCTCCAGCGCTCCGGCTCCAAGAAGGCCGCGGTCCACGAGCTGCCACAGCAGAATCAGGCCGACGTGCAGGACTTAGGCCAGGCGAGCACACGCTTCGCCATCGAGGCCAGCTTCAGCGGGCGCGACTACGACGCCACATCCGATGCCTTCTGGAAGGCGCTCGCCGAGAAAGGACCCGCCACGCTCCTGCATCCACGGTGGGGAAATCTGTTGGTACTCGCGCTCACCATTTCGCAGACCGAGCAATTTGTCGAAGGCCTGGCGCGGGCCGTTTTCGAGATCGAATTCATCCGCGTCGGCGAGGTCCAATTTCCCACGACTGCCGCGCAGGCGGAATCGGAAGTCGGCAACGCGCTCGACGAGGCGGAATCCGCTGCGCTTACTGCCTTTGATGAGGATTTCGAGGCCACGGACGCGGCGGCATTGACCAATGCCCGCGCGGATCTGGAGGGCGGGGCTGCTTCCGCGACCTCGAAACTATCGGCGATCGCTGCTACCTCGGCGGAGTTATCCGAGGAGTTCGACCGCGCCCGCCGCGAGTTCGATGCCGGCATCGCGGATTTGGGCACCGACCCCCTGAGCGTGGCCACCTCCTACCTCACGCTCACTCGCGCACCTTCCCGGGCGCTGATCTCGATCCCGGCCAAACTCCGGGGATACGGGGCGGTCCTGACCACGCTCGGAGGATTGGCCTCCCCGGAGGGTTTCGCCGACTCCATGACCCGGATCCTGCAATTCCTGGGGATCCTCTCCGGCGCGACCGCCTCCGCACTCGCGGGTGATCTCCTAAGCCGGGGCCAGGCCGTGGAGGCCTCGGAGCTGATCCAGATCATGATCGCCGATGGCCTCGCCGGCCTGGAGGCGGCGGAGGTCGGCGGCTACGTAATACCCGAGGAAGTGCTCGCGCGCCTGCGCGATGCCCTAGCGCGGGCCGCCGCGCTCATGCTCCAGCGCTCCTTCGAGCTGCGCACGGAGCGCCGGATGGTGCTGGACTCCGATCGCACGCCCCTGGACCTCTGTTATGAACTGTACGGGGAAGTCGACTCCCTGGACGACTTCATCGAGCAGAACGCCCTCGCCGGCGACGAGATCATGCTGATCCCGCGCGGGCGCGAGGTCGCCTACTATGCCTGACGAGGCGCGCCTACGCGTGGCCGGTCGGGAGTTCACCGGCTGGACCGGCGCGAGCATCAGCATGGCCATCGACCAGGTGGCCGATGCCTTCTCGCTGAGCATGCCCTATGACCCGGCGCGAGCGGAACTGCGGGCGGCATTCAAGCCCTTCGACTATCAGCCCGTGGAGGTCCTGCTCGACGACGACCTCCTGATCACCGGGCGCGTGGACAAGATCGAGGCCAAGATCGACGCCGGCGACCGCACGCTCACGGTGCAGGGCCGCAGCCTCCCAGGGGCGCTCGTAGACTGCGGCATCGAGGGTCCCCTGGAGTTCTCCGGCCTGGCGCTCTCCACTATCGCCCGCCAGATCTGCAAGCCCTTCGGCGTTCAGGTGCGCGCGGATAACGACACCGATCCCATCGAGGTCGCGCGTGCGGAATATGGGCAGACGGTGGCGGAGTTCCTTCTGTCCCTGGCCGGCCCCCGCAACCTGTTCCTCAATAGCTCCTACGACGGCAAGCTCATGATCTCCTGGGCGCGCCTGCTCGCCTCTCGACCGGCCGTCGCCGCTCTCGTGGAGGGCCGAGGTCCGGTGCTGGACGTGAGCGCGGGTTTCGATGGCACCGCGCGCTTCAGCAAGTATAAGGCTGCCTCGCAGTACGCGGGCATGCCTGATATCCTCGGCCAGGCCGCGGATCCCGCCATCGCCGTCTACCGCCCGCGCCTTCTGGCGGTTGGGGACGCGGACACCGACCCCGGGCGCACGGCCGCGCGCGCGCGAACAGCGGCGATCACCGCCAGTCTCTCCGTGAGCGCGACGCTCGCCGGCTGGCGCAGGCCCGACGGCGGCCGCTGGACGGAACGCCAGGCGGTGACGCTCCTGGCCCCCGGCGCCATGCTCGCGACCGAGGCCAAGTACATCATCGCCGGCCTGACCCTGCGTATCGACGAGAACGAGGGCAAGGTCGCGGACCTCCGGCTGGCGCTGCCGGAACTATACGCGGGCAAGCTCCCGAAGGTCGTGCCATGGGCGTGATCGCGGAGCTGATCAAGATCGCCTCCAGCGCGGTGAAGCGCTGGCATTCCGCGCCGGGGAACGCCGTCGTCATCACGGGCACCGGCATCGGTGGCGAGACGCTGGAGACGGAGCTATATCAGTCGCCGGGCATCTTCGGCCAGCCGACGAAGAATATGCGCGGGATATTCGTGCCCATCGGCCGCGGCCGGCGATACGGGATCGTCGTCGCCGTCCACAACTATAAACTCGCATTCGCGGTGAACGCCGGAGAAGTGACGATCTATTCGACCTCCTCCGACGGTGAGACGCTCAAGGCCTATATCGCCCTGGATGCTTCCGGCAACATCAAGCTCAACGGCTCAAGCAAGCGGCTCGTCACCTATGCCGAGCTCAACACGGCGCTTCAGGCATTCAAGACTGCACTCAACGCCGCCCTGGCGACGAAACTGGATGGGGGAGGCTCTCCGGGAGTGCTGGCGCTGGATATCAGCGCCTCCGAGACGCAAACGGTGAGGACGGGCGGATGAACTACGACGGCGATCTGATGCTTTATCCGACGCCCGACGGCGGAGACATCAATCTCGTCGGCGGCCAGCCGGACATGGACGCGGGCCTCTGGACGGCGATCTACCTATCGCTTTTCTCCGGCAAGTGGTGGGGCAACGCTATCTCGGAGCAGGCCGCGCGATTCGCCGACTCCATCGAGGCTGTGATACGGACAGACTCCAATAGAGACCGCCTGGACGTGGAGGAGGCCGCCCGCAAGGCCCTCCAGTGGCTCCTCGATGAGGGTATCGCCAGCGCCGTTGACGTGCAGGCGACAATCCCGGCGACGGGCTGGATCGCGCTTGCCGTGACCATCACGGAGCCCGGAGCGGAGCCGGCGGTGCTGCGCTACAAGATCAATTGGGCCGGCCAACGCGTGGCCATGGGAGTGAGCTGATGTCTGTCACGATTCCAACCGTCGCCACCATCCGCGATCAGATCATCTCCGACATCGAGGGCAAGCTCGGCATCACGGTACCCCTGCTCCTCAAGGCCGCCCTCCGCGTGATCGCCACGGCGCTCGCGGGCGCTCTGGCGCTACTCTACCGGCTGGCGCGGTGGGTCTACGCGCAGATTTTCCCGCAGACCGCCGACGCCGATGCCCTCGTGCTCATCGGAGGCCGATACGGCATCACGCGCATTCCCGCGGTCCGCGCGAAGCTCACGGCGACGGCCACGGGCGACAACGATACTCTCATCCCCGCGGGCACGCTTTGGATCTCCGGCACCAGCGTCGTCTACTCGCAAGAGGCCGACGTCACGATCTCGGGCGGCACCGCGACCATCATCATCGAGGCCCTCACCACGGGCGCCGACGGAAACCTCACCAACGGCTTCACAGTGAATGCCACCTCCCCGATTGCGGGCATGGACCCGGAGGCGACCATCGCCAGCACCATCACCGAGGGAGAGGACCAGGAGGCGCTGGAGGACCTGCGGACGCGCATGCTCCAGCGCATGCAGAGCCAGCCGCAGGGTGGGGCAGCTCCCGACTACGTGAAATGGACGCGCGAGGTCGCTGGCATCGTCAAGGCCTTCGCGTTTAACGTCTCGGCAGGCAACGTCACTGTGTACCCCCTGCAGGCGATCACCGGCGCCGACCGCATTCCCTCCGGAGCGAAGATCACCGAGGTGCAGAACTACGTCAGCGCTTCCGAGCGCCGCCCGCTCTGCGCGACCGTGACCGCCGCCGCCATGACCGAGTTGACGGCGGACGTCACGATCACTGGACTCTCGCCGAATGATGCGACGACGAAGGCCGCGATCGTCGCGGCGCTCACCGCCTACTTCTACGCGGCCTACCCACGGCAGTACCCCGATGAGCCCAACCCGACCGATATCCTCTCTGTGGCCACGATCTGGGCAGCCGTCGCCGCGGCGGGGGCGACGGCTGCGACCATGAGCATGAGCCTGGGAACAAACTACACTCTCGCCCAAGATGAGATCGTCAAAATCGGGACGGTGTCATGGGCGTAATGGAGCATAGCCTCAAGCGCCTGTTCCCGCCGGGCCGCGCCTGGTGGCTCCCGGGCAATATGGGCCTGCTCGTGGAGGCGCTCGCAATCTCACTGGAGGCCGCGCAGCAGTTTATCCGCGCCGCCATCGCCGAGAACGCGCCCTGGACCGCGCAGGCGATGCTCGAGGAGTGGCACGAGGCGCTGGGCGCGCGCTATGATCCGACGCAGAGCGCATCCTTCATGCAGCGGATGCTCGATGCCATCCAGACGGCCTTCGGCAGCTCGACGCTCAACGCGCTCAACCTGCAACTTCAGAAGGAGTTGGCCGGCGTCATCGTGCAGGAGATCGAAACGGCTGGGTCATCGAGCATCTGCGGTGAGGCGGAGTGCGGCGCCGATGAATGCAATTCGACCGTTACCGGCGGAGAGATCAACCCTTTTCAGTATCTGGTGAGCGGGACCGTGGAAAACGATGCGGAGGCCGCACGCGTGGCAAGCGTGATCGCGCACTTCGCGCCGCTGCACCTGATCGCGCAGAGTTCGCTGACCATTCTGACCGATACCGGCACATCGGAGGCCGGACTCGATATTTGTGGAATTGCCGAATGCGGCTACGCGCCGTAAGGGGAGGATGAGATGCAGAGAACGACCGCGCCGAATAGCGTCGGTGGGCTTCACGTAGACAAGGTGCCCGGCGTCACCGTAGGCACCACGGGCGTCGCGCTGGACCGGAACAACCTGCAGGAGGAGATCGTCAACGCGATCCTCGGCTCGGGGGCCTCTCTCGGGGTGGCACAGACGCAGCTCCGGGACTCGATCATCTCGCTCTCGCATCGAGTGGGTGAACCTTTCTTCAGCCTATTCAAAGAAACTCCGAGTGCGAGTTTCCCCGCCATCCGCGTGGATGACGGCGACCACGACATCGCAGTCTCCAACTGCCCGGACTTCGTGCCCAAAGCGCGCGCGGAGAAACTGGAATCAGATAGCGTGACCGACTTCTCCGGCACGGTCGCGGGTTCGGTTTTCACGTTCTCGACGAACCAGGCCGCGAACCGACTCCTGGCGGCTCTCGCCGAGGACGAGCTCGTGCACGGCGGCTACACCAACTGGCTCAGCATCAATATTGCCGGCACCGACTATGCGATCACCAACATCAACGTGGGCGCGCGCACGGTGACCGTGACCGGCACGCCGCCGACAGGCGCACAGACCGGCATCATCTATCCCTACCGCATAACGGGGAGCACGACTACGGCACGGCTGCGGCGCATCAGCGGGCGCTCATTCGTGGGCACGGAGGCGCTATCGGGAGATACGCCAGACCGGATGCTGCTGGCGGGGTTGCGGGCAAGAGATCGAGGGCAAGGACATCGACACAATCCAATATCTGGCAAGGGAGCATTCCAGCATTATGCCGCTGGTGGTCATAATTATGGAAATCTTACCCCTTACGCCGAAGATGTCTCAACAACCGGTGATCCTGTCACCGACGGCACCAATGGTACACTTCGCACTGGCAAAACCACCGAGCCGCGCACCTATCCCGGCTATGTCTATATCTGGGCCGGCCGCTACGTAGCATAAGGAGGATATGATGGATTTCCGCATCGGCAAACCCGAACCTATACCGAAAGGCGCAACCAAGCACGTCGCGCTCATCCGTCCTGACGATTCTGTTGAAATCCACGAGGATCTACCCGCGGCCAAGGCCCCCGAGCGCTACCGCATGCTCTGCCTCCAGGTGGAGCTCTACGACCAGGAGGGCAAGCCGGGCTACCGCGCCTACATGGGCGAAGAGTGGCCGGTCCCGAAGGTCGTGGCATGATCTGGTGGGCTCTTGGTGCTTCGGGTGCGGCCGCACTCGCGGGTTACATCGCCGTGCGCGCGTTCAAGGCTGCGGCGGCCGCGCGCAAGCAGGTGAAGGAACTGTCGGCCGAGGTCGACCGGCGCGGGCACATCATCGCCCGCATGGAGGAGGTGAACCATGAGGCTTCGCAGCGGAAAGACAAGATGGCTACTGGTAGCGCTGCTGAGCGCTTTGATGCTTCTATCGACATCGTGTCAGACATCGCCAAAGAGCGCCCCAGAGATCCCGATAAGCCTTGACTGGCCGGCGCCGCCGGATCCCGAGGGGCAAGTATTCTTGACCAAAGAGCCCTGCGTGGTGCCCGCCGGCGCGGTGGTCATGCCGCTGGAATATTGGCTGGCGTTCGCCCGCTACATCGTGGACGTGGAGCGCGTGCGCAAGCAGGTGGAGGCGCTGTACGGAGAACCAAAATTGAGAGGGGAGAAACTATGAAAAGAGAACTGATCGAGATCGGCTCCACGATCCGCGTGGAGAATGGCCCGGCGCGCAAGGTGGCGGTGGCCACGGAGGAGATGGAGCCGGACCGGGATGATGAGGGGCGCGCCGATCCCAACGCGCAGAGCAAGCACGCCGTGCTACCCGATGGGAAAAAGCTGGCCGTGCATTACAAGCTCAGCCTGAAAGACGCCTTCGGCAAGAAGATCGTGGCCGGCCAGGAGTTCACCTACCTGGACTACTTCGGGGAGCTGGTGTGGTACATCTATCAGCTCGGCGAGGTTGGCGTCAACGAGAAGGGCGAGATCCTGTTCCCCGATTCGCCGTACATCCTCAAGAACTTCGAGCCGGAGGATCGGGTGGCCGTGCGCACCGAGGAGCGCTGGCTGCCCGTCGGCATCGAGACGACCCGAGAGCGCGCGCTGACCGCAGCTCATCTACTGGAAGACTGATATGCCGTATATGAACGATTTACTCTTAGATTTGCCGCTCCAGGAGATCGAGACCAGTGCCACGCGGGTGGATATCTGCTCGCAGGAGCCGGCCACCTACACCGAGGCCACGAGCACCTACACGCTGGGCAACAAGACCGGCGTCACCTACACCGGACCCGCCGACCGTGCGCCCAACGGTCGCAAGACCACGCTGGACGCGATCAGCGGGGGCAGCGTCACCGGCACAGGCACGGCCTCGCACTGGGCGGCCTCGAAGCCCACGGCGACCATCGCGCTGTACGTGACGACCTCGTTGGCCAGCTCGCAGGCGGTGACCTCGGGGAATACGTTCTCACTGACGGCGGCGGACATCGGGATACCGGACGTAACGTGAGCCGGTAGGCTGATCTGTGGCGATCACCTTCGGCGTAGCCACCGCAGCGGGGACGAACACCGGGGCAGGTCTCAGCGGCAGCGGCGATCTAACTATCCCTCTGCCCACGAGCTGGGCGGCAGAGCAACTTGCTATCATCGTTCTCTACCTCGACGGGGGGACCGCCTCGACTCCGACCGGCTGGACTATCGTCTCCGGTGCGCCTTGGGGCAGTGCGACGCCGAAACTGTACGCCTTTACCCGATTTCTGCAAGCGGGGGACAGCAATCCGATAACGACTATCTCCAGCAGTGGTACGCTTTGCTCCGTCGGCGCGATTGTCACCTATAACGGAGTAAATACTACTACCCCTGTCGAGGTCGTGGGGGCGGCATCGGCCGGAACCGGCACGCCGATGACCGCCGCCGAGATCACCACACTGACCGCTGCCGCTTTCGCGCTCGGCCTGTGCGGACGCGGCGACAACGAGGTCGCCGGGAGTCAGACTTTCGGAGGCTCGGCTACTGGAGTCACCGAACGCCTCGATTCGGGCACGCTCACGGGGGACGACGCCGAGGTTTCACTCTACGACAAGGAGATCGCCAGTCCCGGCGCGACGGGAGCCGGTTCCGCGACGACGAGTGCCACCGACCCATGGGTCAGTGTTATCATCGCACTCAAGCCCGCCCCCGCGAACCATGCCCTAACCGCCAACGGCCTCGCGGCCGGTGCCCCTGTCCTGGCCACGCCCACACTATCCCAGGTCCACGGCCTCACCGCTTCGGGTCTGGCCGCAGGTGCGCCCGTGCTCGCTACCCCGACCCTGACCCAAGTCCACGCCCTCACGGCCAACGGCCTCGCTACCGGCGCGCCCGTGCTGGCGACGCCGACGCTGACCGTACAGGCCAACCATGCGCTCACCGCCAACGGACTCAGCGCCGGCGCGCCCGTGCTGGCCACCCCGACAATCTCTCAGGCCCACGCGTTGACCGCCAACGGGCTGGCGGCGGGCGCCCCGGTGCTCACCGTGCCGACGCTCGCGCAAATCCACGCGCTGGTCGCGCAGGCCCTGAACACGGGCGCGCCTACGCTCGCTCACCCGGCGCTTGCCGAGGAGGGCGCGGATGACCACAACCTAGTCGCCAACGGCCTGGCCACTGGCGCGCCTACCCTCGGCTCTCCGTCCCTCGCGCAGGTGCATGCCCTCATCGCCAACGCGCTGACCCTTGGCGCGCCCACAATCGGCACGCCGACACTCGGTGTCGCGGGAGCGATCCTCGAATATCTCAGCCTTGTTACCCCCGCCGATGAGCGCATCTTCATCGACGCGCAGACCATCGAAAGCATACGCCTGGCGACTCCCTACATGCCGGGGCTGCCCGAAGGAGGACCTCAATGGTAAAAGACGCCATCGGCACGGCCATCGACTGCAACCTACGTATCGACCTCACGGCTTCCACCGTGCGCGAGATCCACTACCGCAAGCCCTCGGGGGCTACCGGCGTCTGGACGGGCTGCACGCTCGTGGGCACGGAGCGCATCCGCCGCCTCACGATAGCCGGGGACATCGACGAGTTCGGCGCCTGGGATTTTCAGCCCTACGCCGAAAAACCCGGCTGGAAGGGCTGGGGACGCATGCAGACTGTTGTGGTCGAGGATCACATCTAACGGATCAAGCCGAGTTGTTTCTTTGCCTCGCGGATGAAGATCTGATTCAGCAGCGACTGCCGCCCGAACTTCTCCACCGCGTCCCGGTGCCAGCGAGTCGGCTTCACGCGGATCCGGGCGGCCTGAATATCCCGAATAAACAATAGCTTGTGCCTGCTCTGCCGGTAGAAGATGCCCGGCTTCTGGAGCGTCGGCGCGACCATCCTGCCCCGCCGCATGTACGGACCCCGGGCCGGGTAGAGGGTGAAGAACTTGCTGCCCGGGGCGTTGATCGCGCCCATCCGGTTCATCCGGAAGCGGAGCCGCACGATCCCGCGCTTGCTGCCCCCGCGGGCGGTCTTCGTCGGGATCGGGATCCGGCGCCGGCGAGCTCGCACCGTGCCCCCCATCTCCTGCAGCGGCAGGTAGGGCGAGATCGAGCCGACCTCGGCGTATCCGACGCGGCCGGTGGCGCCGACGCGGGCCTCGCTCACCTTGAGGCTTCGCTCGGTGTACTGATTGCGCAGGATCATGCGCTCGCGCAGGAGCTTGTGGCTCTGGCGGTCGACGGCGTGCGCCGCGACGTTGGAGGTCGCGGCCATGGCGCGCGGCAGCCGCTGGTCCTGGAGCTCGCGGAGCTGGCGGAGGTACTTCTTCATCTCGGTGCGGACCTGGATGTCGAAGCGGGAAGACATGGGGAAATTGTACGGCAGAATGCGCGATCTTGCAACGCCGAAATCTGCGGCACAATCTGCGGCATGAATATAACAATTATTAGCTATCTATAACACTTCTTAAATATAGTGAAAAATAATAATATTTTATATGGCAATTATTTATATCATGTGGCACTATTACCTATAATGCGCCGCTACCTTCACACGGTAGAAGTCACAAGTTCAAATCTTGTATCGCCCATTATAATTATTTATGTCATAAGCAAATAATAAAGGCGGCCCCGGGCCGCCTCACCGCCTGCGGCGTGATCTGCGGCATCTTTACAGCGAGTTCTGCGCGTGTTATTCTGCGGACATACGCCGCCCCTATGTGATCTCTCGCCGCCGCTCCGGCCTCAAATCCTGGGCTTACGAGGTCCAGTTCTGGCAACCCGAGCGCCGCCGCTACGCCCGCCGCTCCGCTGCTTCCCTGGTCGACCAGCTCGGCGAGCGCGCTCGGGGCCTCAATCCCGCGACCAAGGCCGGGGCGGACGCGGCCGCGCGCATGGCCCTCGAGGCGGGGTTGCTGGCCTCCAGCGAGGCGCACCTTGGCGCGTATCTCGCGGGCTTCTGGGCGGCGGACGGCCTCTACGCGCAGGCCAAGCGCGCGGCCGGCCGGCCACTCTCCGCGATGTACCTGGCCAACGCCCGCAGCGCCATCGAGCACCACGCGCTGCCGTGGCTCCGGCAGACCGGACAGGAACGACTCCCACTCCATAGGGTCACGCGGGGCCTGGTGGAGGATCTGGTGCTGCACCTGAAGCGCTCCACGAGCCTGAGCCCCGGCCGGATCAACGGCGTGCGCAAGGCGGTCGTGGTGCCGCTCTCGCGGGCCGCAGACCTGGGCCAGCTCCCGCGCAACCCGGCGGCCAAGGCCCTGGAGCTGCCGGAACCGCGCCAGCATCGGCATCTGCTCACGCCGGCGGAGGTCCGCGCCTTCTTCGAGAAGCTCACCGACCCGCGCCACCGGGCGATCAATCTCCTGGCAGCCACCACAGGGCTGCGCCTCGGCGAGTGCCGAGGACTCCGGCACGAGGATGTGCGCTCGCAGATCATGGGCGAGTGGACTTACCACTACCTGGCGCTGCGGCACAACTGGGTCGAGGGAGAGGGCGAGAAGAATCACCTCAAGGCGGACTACCGGAGGCTGCAGGACTCCGAGATCTTCGAGGAGATCCCGCTGCCGGCGGGCACGGCGGCGGCTCTGGAAGCACTCCGGGACGGCAACCCCTGGCGAAACGACTTCATCTTCTGGAGCCGGCTGCGGAGCTCGCCGCTATCGAAATCTCATGTCGAGGAAGTCTATGCGACGACGCTGGAGGCAATCGGCATCACGCGGGAAGAGCAAGAGCGTCGGCGGCTCGGCTTCCACTCCTGGAGATATTGGTATAATACCATGCAGCGCCAGCGCGTGGACGACCGGCTGCTGCGCAAAGTGATGCGGCATCGGACGCCGGCGATGACCGATCACTATGACGCGCTCACCGACGAGCAGCGTAAGCAGCTTGCGGAGAGCGCGGAAAGCCTGTTGGATACTCCTGCGGAAACTCTGCCTTTGCCGGCCAGAGATGGCGCAGGCTCGCCTTGAAAAATAGTGGGACTTGGCGGGTTCGGCAAAAGCGGAAGATCTCCTGAAGCCACGGGCGTTCGAGGACGATCCGATCCCGGCGGTTGCCGGTCTCTGCACCGACGATCACCCAGTGGAGGCTCCAATCGCCCCATAGGTCCACGCGTTCAAGCAGCGGCTCAAGGGAGAGGAAGGAGACGCCGCAGGTCCCATATTGTAGCTGGTCATAGTCGGCCTGTCTCGTGACGGAATAGCCGAGCATGGCGTTCTCCCGGGGCTTCCACTCGAAAGCCCATGGCTGCTTCGACAGGAATAAGAATAGATGCTGCGGATTCTCCGCGATCCTGGCCATGACTCGCTCGGTCCAGGCGGGCTCCCAGTAAGCCAAGTCGCTCATCGAGTTGACGAAGATCCGGGAAGGCTCGCGCGGCATCGGCCGCAAGAAGTTGCGCTCGATCCACGTCGGGACGAAATCGTCACGGCCGGCCACCTGCAAGCCGAAGCGCTTAGCGATCCGACGCGCGTAGCACCACTCACAGCCATTGCGACAACCCCAGACAGGATTCCAGACCCAATCACACCAGTCGATTTTTGTTCTGCCCATTTTATCTATCTTTTCAGCACTCGGATCAATTCCTCCAGTGAAAGGCACATGGAGATCGCCATCTTGTACATGAGTTCGGGTTCGCATTTTTCCAGGATGAGGATGAAAAGAGGTTTGCCTGCTCCGACAAACCAACCGGCCTCCAGGTGCGCCGACCGGCCGCAGGGTAGTACCAACACGCAGGCCTCGGCCCAGAGCATTGCGCCGAAGTCGAACCCGAAACCGCGGGTCGCTATCCGGTGGCGGAGGGCGTCGCGGTAGCGCGCCGGGCTCCAGCTCTGCCAGTCCGCGTCGATCTCTGACCAGCGGAAGCCCTGGTCCTCTTCTGTCGGGTTGCGGAAGTCGTACACGTCATGCCCCGCCTCTCGGAGCGCCATCACGACGCCCGGCTGCGCGGCGCACCACCAAGAGGAGGCGACGTAGATTTTCATCGCTTCGCCTTCTCCGTCACCAACCCCACCATCGGGTCCCGTACAACCTCGAAGTGCAGATGCTCCCCTGTGGCGTCTCCGGTCGCTCCCTGATAGCCCAGGATTTCGCCCCGCCCGACGCGCTGCCCCGTATGCACCACGGTCCTGCTCATGTGCCCGTAGAGCGTGTATATCCCACTGCCGTGATCGAGGATGACGAAGCCACCGAACACTGGATGTCCTCCGAACGTCCCGCCCTTCGATCGCGGCGTCCCCGGGGCTGGCCAGTGTTCTACGACGATACCGGGCGCCGCGGCCAGGATCGTGCAACTCTTGGGGCCGACCAGATCCGCGCCCTTGTGCAATCCCTCCTCGTCGCCGCCCATCGGCCGAAGGCGCACTCCAGCCGGCGAGGAGATCGCATATTCCGCCATCGGCGGACTCAGACGCAATGCCTCTCGTTCCGCCCGTTTACGCCGCGCGATCTCCATTTCCAGCTCGACGACGCGCGCCTGCCGCGCCTCGGCCCGCATGTTCAGCTTCATCGCGCCAGCCAAGGCAGCCAGGAGCATGAGCGCGACGACAATCAGCCAGTGCTCATGCTTCATTATCCTCCTCCTGTTTATCCTGCTTTTGTTCGATCATGCCCTCCTGCACGAGCACGCTGAACATTTGCTCCAACAGCCGGATCCACTGCTGGTCGCGCAACTCCGCGAGGGTCCTGCTGCAATGGCTCTGCTTTCCTTCGAGGTCGGCGACGTAGGCATTGACGTAACAGCGGCAGGTATGTTCGATGTCGCGAACTTGGTGAAAACGGAGCGCCAGTGGCAGGAGCTGCAACTTCCCTCCCGTGGTGTAGCCGCGGGAGCCGGGGCGGGCGGGTATGTTCTGGTGGCGCTGGACTCCATACTCCCGCCGGCAGCGGATGATCGCATACTCGCTCACCCCGAGCTGCTTGCGGATCTCCGTCCAGGACTTGTTCTCCCGCAGCAGGCGCATGATCTCGGGGAACTGCGAGCGGTCCAGGGCCTTGCGGGGCATCAGAACAGGTCCCCGGGAACCTTGCCCGGTTGCTGCGGCTGGGGCTGCTCGGGGGCGGGCACCTTCGCCGGCTCCGGATCGCCCTTCTTGCGCGGGCCGGTCGGCTCTCCCGATCCCATCGCCTCCGCCGCATGGTCCAGACGGTCGCCGACGCGATCGATGATAATCGTCTGCGCCGCCTGGGCTTCAGGCTCCTCGGCGGCCTCGCCCTCCAGGGATAGCAGCATCGCCAGCCCCTCGGCCTCGCGTGCGGGCTTGCGCAGCAGGCGCTTGGCGGCGGTCTTATCGCGCATCTCCTCGGGGCTCTTGGCGAAAGCGGGCATTAGAGTATTAGCGTTCGTCTTTTGCCGGCTGTAGTTCTGCACGATCTGCTCGATTTTCTCCGCGGTCACGTAGGCGATCTCCATGTGGCCGTCGGTGTACTCCAGGCGCATGTACCAGCCCGTGTGCTTTCCGCGGTCCTTCCGCGGGTCGAAGCCGTGGTGCACCGCACCCTTGGCCGTGTCCACGCCGAACTCGTCCTTCTCGTAAACGCGCACCAGCTCGGGCGTCGACTTCAGGACCGCGCCCGGCCCGTGCGCTGCCGAGAAGGCGTAGCCCTCGGCGGTCACGACCAGCTCAGCCTTGCCCTCCTTGGGCATGAAATAGGCCTGCGGGAATACCCCGCCGATCTGCAGGCCCATGGTCGCGGCCTTGGCCAGGCACTTGTAGATCGAGAACATGCCCATTTTCGTTGCCAGCACCGGGGCCAGCTCGTCTCGGTTGGCGATCTCCACGATTGCCCGCTTGCTCCAGGTCAGCCAGCCATCCTTGACGTTCGGCGCGGCGATGATCCGGATCTCATCACCAAACTTGACGACCATGTCCTCGATACCTCGCCGCCCGGTGCCGACGATGTTGAAAAACTCCTTCTCGGTCTGATTCGGTTCCTTTTTCATTTCGCTCACTTCTCTATCCTCCTCATGACGCGCGCCGTGACTTTCATGGCCCGGCGCAGTTTTACTTCATGTTCCTGCTGCCAACGATAGACCCAGGAAGCACGGAATCTCGGATCTATGAATACAGACAGAAAGCGTATCCACCAGGGCACGCGCATCTCGCGCCTCTTGCGATAGTCCATATTTCTGCGGATCTTCCTAAGCCGGCGGCGGGTGCGCTTCCAGGAACGGTTACTCATGGTCCTACCTCATAGCAACTCATTCCGCTCTGGCTGTAACACTGGAAGATGCCGTTGATCCTGCCTTTCCCCTTCCCGCAGAACTGCACCTTTTTGGGATTGCCCTCATTCCCGGGGCCCTCGGTCCAGATCGGCCCGCGCTCCCAGTAGCGCACCGGGCAATCGAATCCTTCCAACTCCACGATCTTGCAGTCGATGTATTTACCTTCCGTATAGTCCAAGTGCTTGCATGGTCTCATGGTTCCTGCCCTTCTCTAAAACCTCAGTTCTCGCCATTCCGAACGGGATAGATATCCGCCGTCGAGCAGTCTCTTGAACAGGTCGGGCTCGGTCTGCTCCAGTTTCTTGATCTCGTGCGCGTACCAGCGCCCCGTCTCCCACGCCTTCGCCAGCACCTGCCCCTCCGCCGTGGCGAGCACCGAGTTGCCGCCGATGAGCAGGCCCATCGCGTTCTTCATGTCCTCGATCCGACCCTTCATCCGCTCGATGGCCTTCCGCATGCGCTCCGCGCGCTTCTTCATTTGTCGCGCCGCGAGCTCGGCGTCGCCGGCGATCATGGCCGTCGTCGGCTGCACCTGCGGGAACAACTTCCGCACGTCCTCCCAGTTCTCGGGCTTGGGCGGCTCGTCGCGCTCTACGTGCCACCAGAAGCGCTCGGCCAGCGCGAGACACTTCTCCTGCGTGCGGGGGTCGGCGAGCACTGGGCCGTACTCGCGGTAGTCGTTGGTATTGATGAGCGCGGCCACGTCGGCGACCTCGATGCCATAGACCAGCTCTTGCCACTGGACCTGCAAGAACACCGAGGCCGGGAGACCGTTCTGCGAGCGATCCTCCGCCGCGTAGCCGAAGTCAGGATCCTCACCGCGGCGGGCGGCGTGGTAACTGTGGGACTTGGCCTCCACGATCGGGCCCCTGTCCAAGGCCCCGGCATCGACGAGCAGGTCCGCGTGCGCTAGGCAGTAGCGGCGCCCCGGGTGGCGGGCCTCGGTCAGCACCTTCAGCTCGCCCGTGCTGCGCCCGCGCAGTTTGGCCGCGAGGAAGTGCTCGGCGACCTCCTCGCCGTAGTGGTCGCGCACCCAGCGATAGAGCACCGTATTCTCGTGCTGCCGACCCCACCAGGCCGCGTCGTTGCCGGGCCAGGGTGCCTCGCGGCCGGTCTTGACCGCCCAGAGCCCGTAGGGCGTCTGGCCATAGCGCAGGTTGAGTAGGGCGAGGGTAGGCACGTCGCTGGAGCCGACGCCCTTGGCGCGGGCGGCGTGGAAGTCCCGGATGCGGTGGTAGGGGTTCATGCAGCCTTCGCCTTCTTGTATGCCGCTGTCGCGTTCTCACAGAAATCGGCAATCTCGCGGAGGCAGATTTGCTCATAGACAGTTTCTTCTCTTGGGAAAAAGCAGTATTTCCGCCATGACCCATACCATGCGATACGGCCGATCACGACGCCGCCTGGGAGCGTCACGACTTCCCAGCGATTCGTTTTTACCGCTGGCGCGTCCTCGACAAATTGGATATAGGTCCCGTTCTTGCTCATATTTTTCTCCTGACCGGTCCCCAGAAGTCGGAGCTCCTGCGGATCCTCCCGCGCATGATGATCGCCGCCATCATCGCCATGGCTGCGGCGAATCCATCCGGCGGCCCGGACCTGTTCTCATATCTCGTGATGTGCCGGAGCTCCGACGGCGCCGGCGCGAGCGGGCGGCCCCGGATCTCGTCCTTGAGCCTCTTCAGCTCGAGCCACTCGGCGCGGCTCATGCGGCGCTTGCTCAATTCGCTCTCCTCCTCATCACCTCAGTCCACACGAAGCGCGTCCACCCGCGCCTGTACCCGACCGCCTCCCGCAGGCGGTCCAGCTTCCGCTTGCCCTCCTCGCCCAGCGCCGCCAACTCGTAGGCCTTCCCCCACATTGCCCGCTGTTGCTGCTGCGGATTCATGTACTGGGCCCGGGCCAGGAATGCCGCCAGCGCCTCCACATCCCCGGGATCCGCACCGGCCTCGATCAGCTCGGCGCGGATCACCGCGAAGCTCTTAGCGCCTTTGCGCGGGGCCTGCTCCTCGGCGAAGCTGTAGCCGCACTCGGGGCACTGCCGCGGCCGGCCCGGCCAGATGCCGTAGCACTTCGGGCAGGTCGTCGTGGTCGGCGGCTCCTCGCGGCGCGGGTCGCGCCGGCCGCTGTCGAGGCTCCACTTGCGTTCGATCAGGATGTGCCCGTGGAGATAGTAGTTGCCCACGTGGTCGAGGATCACGGCCCTGTTCTTGCCCGGGAATGGCCGCAGGCTGCGCCCGCACTGCTGGAGGTAGAGTCCTAGGCTCATCGTGCGCCGCAGCAGGATCACCCCCGCGACCGCCGGCGTGTCGAAGCCCTCCGAGATCAGGTCGCAGGAGGTGATCACCTGCACCTGCCCGGAGGCCAGGCCTCTGAGCGCATCCTCGCGCTCGCCGTCAGGCATGTTCCCGTAGACGGCCTGACTGCGGTACCCGCGGGCGGTGAACTCCTCGGCCATCAGCCGCGAGTGCTCCACGCTCACGCAGAAGCAGATCGCCGGAAGGCCCTCCATGTGGCGCCGGTAGTGGTCAATCACGTCGCCGACGATCTTGCGGCGGCTCATCACCTGCTGCTGCTCGCCGGTGTCGAAGTCGCCACGCTTAACATGGTAGGCGCCGATGATCTCCTCGGGCGGGCGGTAGAGGACGGGATAACTGAGGAAACCGCCGGCGATGAGCTCGGCCATGCTCGGGCCGAAGATCAAGCGGTCGAAGTTGTGGCCCAAACCCACGCCGTCGAGCCGCTCGGGCGTCGCCGTCACGCCGAGACGCGGGACCTCCCGCCAATAGCGGAACACGCGGCCCCAGGAGTTGTCCGAGGTGACGTGATGCGCCTCGTCCTGGATGATGAGGTCCGGCCGGCGCACGTGTTGCAGGCGGCGCACGAGGGTCTGCACCATGGCCGTCTGCACGGTGTCCAGAGTCATAGGTCGGCCCGCCGCGATCTGCCCACTGGTCACGCCCAGTGCGTGGAGCTTGGCCAGCGTCTGAGCGAGGATCTCTTGTCTGTGGACGACGATCAGCACGCGGTTATGGCGAGCGGCCGCGCTGCGGGCGATCTCGGCGAATACCAGGGTCTTGCCGGCGCCGGTGGCCAGCACATAGAGCGGCGCGTGCGCGCCGTCGCGCATGGCGGAGCGGATGGCATCGAGGGCTTGGATTTGGTAGGGGCGGAGCGTCAGCATACTCCCTCCAGATCGAATAACGTCGGCGCCATGATTTCTTCCTCGGCCGCGCGCAAATACCAGATCCCATCCTCGTAATACCGCGTGTTGAGCTCGATCCCGATCCCTTTCCGGCCGAGTCGCACAGCGCAGTAGGGCACGGTCATGATTCCGGCGAAGGGATCGAACACCGTCTCCTCGGGCATCGAAAACTGGAGGATGGCGCGATCCGCAATATCGAACTGTAGGGGGCAGAGGTGCATCTCGCGCCCGGCCGCAGCCTGAGCGCTGTTGAGCATCCGCATGCGCGCAACGTCGCTCCAGACATCCGGATGCCACGAGTGAGGCGGGAACAACATGAACGTCGCCGGCAGTCACTCCCCATGGTCCAGATCCTCGGCTATCGCGACGTGCTCCTCGAAGTCGTAGACATTGGCCAATGACCGATCGCGCCATAGCTTGTACAGCGCCTCATGGGGCAGTTCCGCCAGCTCCTCGCTCGTCAGCAGGCGATTGCCCGAGGACCGGCTGAAGCCGTGCGCGTCCATCTGCCAGCGGGCGCGGGAATAGCCAGTGCCGGGTACGGGGTGCTTCCAGTTCTGGCGCGAGTCGAACGGCGCTGGCGTCCCATGGTCGTCGCACAGCGGTTTCGCCTTCAATACCGGAACATCCGCGTAGCCATCGGAGTTGTCGGTCGGCGGCCGGCGGAACAACAGCAAATACTCCGGCATCCTGACGCCCATGCGACTCCCGTCCTTGCACTGCTCGGTCCAGCCTAGGCGATAGGTCTTATTATTCTCACGCACGACATCCGTGACGATCGTCTTCATGCCGAGATAGGCGAACCCGTGCCGGCGGAAGTGGTCTATGGCCTCGGCGTGAAAGGGAGCCACCGTTTGGAAGCCGAGTCCGGATAACCCGCCCGGGATGATCCGGTCCTTGATGTGGATCGCGCACATGCGCCCGGGTTGAAGCACGCGGAGCAGTTCGGGCGTGAGATAGTCCATTTGCTGCCAGAAGTGCGCGTTGTCATCCGTGTGCCCGAAGTCGTTGTAGCTCGGTGTGTACTCGTATTGTGTGGCGAAAGGGATCGAAGTCAGGATCAATCCGACCGAGGCCTCGGGCATCGTGCGCGTCTCCAGCACGCAGTCAGCGTTGACCGCGGTCCACAGCCTCCCGTGCTGCTCCAGCCGACTCACGCCGATGGATCGGGTCAGCGCCCAGGTGAGCGCGGCCTCGGCCAATCCATACTCCCGGATAATCCCCGCCATGATCGCGGCCTGCTGTTTGTGGCGCTCCCACTTGGCTTCCAGGGTTCGCCGGATCTCGCGCTCGGCCTCCGTGTAGATGATGTGCACCGTGCAGGGGTGCTCCTGGAGGAAGCGATAGATTCGATGAATGCCTTGAATCCAGTCGGCGAACTTATACCCGACTCCGACATAGATCATGGTGTGCGACTGCTGGAGATTTACCCCAGCGCCGTACATCTTGGGCTTGGTGAGAAAGACGGTGGCCTTACGGCGCCGCCACGCCTCGATCAACTGCTCCCGGTATTCAATGTCTTGGGCACCGTAGAGGGAAACGTAGCTTATTCCCTCCGCTTCCAGCGCCTTCCCTATCGCTCGCTGCTCGTCGTTGAGTTCGCACCAGACGACGATTTGATCAGGTATTCCGCTGCCTCCTGCATCATCTCTGGATCGTCGCAGAAGAGTCCCAATGCCGTGTTGCATCGGCCGCAGAGGATCCCGCGCACCTTCCCCGTCTTGTGAGAGTGATCGATTACCATCCTGGCTATCCGGGAGCTCTTGCCGCAGATCGCGCAGCCGCCGCCCTGTTCGTCGAGGATGTCTTGGAATTGATCCTGGGTCAGCCCATACTTCCGGAGTTTCAACGCCCGGCTCTTGATCTGAGACCTCAGGTTCTTGCGGTAGTGATCCCGGTTCCGTGCCCTGACTTTCTCGCGATTCCTTTCCCGGTAGTCTCTCTGTAGTTGCGCGTACCGTTCTGGGTTGGCCTTCTGCCAAGCCAGAGACCTTTCCTGGTTCCGCTCTCTGTTGGCCGCATAGTTCTTGCGGGCGCGAGCCTTCACCGTCTTCTTGTTTTTCCGGTACCACTCCTGCATGTATGCTTTCCGATCGAACAATTCCCACCATCCTTTCGACGCGCAATGAGAGTGTATCCCTCTTCTCCCGCGCCGCGTTCGTCACGCCGATCGCGCTGTTGCGGAACATTTGCACCTGGCCGTCGCGATCGGCGCCCGCGGTACTATGGTCGCTGTCCACCTCGTGCCAGCGCACGTCCAGCTCCGGGAGCACGTAGCCGTCGTCGGAGAACCCCAGGTCCGAGGGCTTCTGCACGAACAGCGCCCAGCTCGCTACCCAAAGCCAGAATTCGTGGGCCTTGTGCGGGTGGAGCGTGAGCTTGTCGGCCTGGATTGAGTCGCGCTTGAAGAAGCGGGTTTTGGCCTCGCCCACGTCCATGATCCCGAGGAAGGCCGAGTAGGACAGGATCTCGATATACTCATTCGGGCTGGGCGTCGCCGTGGCCACGAAGCGGTAGCGCACGGGCGCGAACAGCCGCATGAACTCGCGGAAGGTCTTGGTGCCGCCGAAGCCGCGTAATGCCGAAGCCTCATCCAGGCTCGCGACCGTGAACAGGGCTGGATTAAGCTTCCCGTCCCGAACCGTCTCGTAGTTGGTGAGATATATCCGTTCTGATTCGATCTCGGTTGGGGATCGGATGAACTTCGGCTTGAGTCTGATCATCGCCGCGTCCCGCGTGAATTCCTGCCGAACTCCCAGCGGCAGCACGATGAGTTCCGCGCCGCTCTTCTGCGCGAGGATGAGGCGCAGCGTCTCAAGCTGGATGAGGGTTTTCCCAAGGCCAAAAGATGCGAAGATCCCGCGCCGACCCCCGCGGACTGCCCACTGGACGATCGCGCGCTGATGCGGTTTGAGTACCGGATGGATTTCTCCGGGCGAGATCTCGGGTCCGTCCATCGAAGTGGCGGGGATTTTCGCTCGGAGGAAATCCAGATAATCAACCCTCAAGCCCCAGCTCCTTCCTCACCGCGATCACGCCCTCCGTCTGCTTCATCCCTGCCAGCACCTCTCGCAGCCGCTCCCGATAGCCCGGTGTGCGCACGATCGGCATGTCGTCGTAGAGAGCATCGAGCACGCGCCAGATTCCGCGACGAACCTCGGGCGGGAGTTTGCGGTCGACGGCTACCTGGTCCCAGGCCCATACGTGGGCGATCAAGGCGGCGCGATGGTCGGTCATCCGACTTTCTCCTCCACGCGATGCCAGAGTTTGTAGAGGATGCTTGACTGTTTGAATGTCAGATCAAGATTATTTGCCAGCCGGATGCTTATGCTGTCCAGGAATTCGGCTTCCCATTCGTTGAGGTACGGGTCGCCATTTTCCAAGAGGCAGGCCACGGCTCTGTGCCATTTCTCATGGGTCTCCTCGGAGATCATTTCCTGCACTCTCTGCACTTGATCTTCCAGGCTTCACCTTCCTTGACGTTACGGAAGCCCTTGGCCTTCATCTGCTCCTTGATCACGTGATATGGGCCATCCAGTTCGATGTGCGCTCCGCAGCCGTCACAAGTCAGAATCGTCTTAATCGGCATTGCTAACCCCCTCAGAATCCTTCTCTTGCGCTTTGGGCTGTACAGCCCTGACATTTCTTTTTGTTTTCCGTGCTGGATATTGATGCATGTGCTGGACCACGGCATAGCGGGCAAGATCGCTGGCCGTGCGGAAACCCTTCTCCAGCGCGTAGGCGTCCATCTCGGCGCGCCGGGCTTTTGTCACTGTGAAGGAAACAGTGGCGGTATCATTGCTCACGGTTTTACTTCCTCCAGCTCCAGCTCTACGCCGCGCCGACGCGCGATCAGCGCCAACCCACCGGCCTTCGCCACCTGACCGAGGAAGTTCTTCTGCTGCTCGCTGCACTTGTCATAGGCCGGAGTTTTGCATTCTATGGCGACGAACTGCGCGATGGTCATGCCTACCATCTCGGGGCTGATCTTTACCGGTCGCCAACCGATGCGGTCGCTGGATCCGTTGCACAAACCGTAAGGGATCATGTGCGCGCCGAAAAGCTCGATGCTCTTTTCAGGGCCGTGCTTGCCGGTGACCATGAACTCCTCGGTGACGTGTCCCAGCCAGGCGCGCCCGACGCTGTTGTGGAAAACTCTGTAGCCGCGTCTCGTGCACTCCACGTCCACCAGGTAGCCGACCATGCCGTGCTCGCCGCTCATATCTTTGTGCCCTCCCATAAATCCGGTTGACTCTCATCTCGCCCGCCCTCGCTCATGTAGCGAGCCTTGAAGCGCTCCCAGTCCAGGCACCGACAGCGCGTGTTCACCCCGGCGACGCGCACCTGCCGGGCCGCTCCCGTGTCCACGCAGAGCGGGTGGCGCCGGAGCTGCGCGTCGTACCCCTGCTGGTAGGGGGTCCCGGCGAGGATCCGCGCGATCTGGTCGCTGTGCGCGCTCACCGCCAGCACCGTGTCGCCGCTGCTATTCTTCATTAGCCGCAGACCCGTCCGCTCCAGCAGGTTCGCCACGGACTCCGGGGCATCGAGATGGTCAGCGACCTGCAGCAACTCGCCGACGGTGCGCGCGGTTCGGTCGTCGGTCACGACCTGGCCACCCAGGATGTGCTCGATCACCCGGTCCTCGTCCTCGACGGTCTCCTCGACGAGCGCGGCCAGACCGTCGAACTGCTTGGTGATCCACCGCTGGCCGGCCTCCCCGCGGATGCTCTCCTCCGAGAGCGCGGCCCATGAGGCGGCGAGGATCGGCGCCATCTGGTCGACCTGGCGCATGTCGCCGAGCTGGCCCAGGAGATCGCGCTTGAGGAAGTCGACGTCCTCGAGCACCCGCGGGAGCGCGTGGAAGGTCCGCCGCAGGAATCGCAGCGGGTCGGCGCGGACGTCCGCGTATTCGCGGGTCCGGGCCTCTTTCTCCTGCTCCTCGGCCTTGGTCAGCGACCGCAGCTCCAGGCGCGTGATCCTGCTGTCGATCGCCGCCCCGCGCTCCAGGACGTTCACCGAGGCCAGGCAGAAGCACGAGCGGATGCGGAACTGCAGCACTCCCCCGTCGGGGCCGGCGATGGTCATGTACTCGCTTCCGTCGGAGCTGGCGTTGCGCGCCAGGGCGAGGATCGCCGTCACCTTGTCCTGCGCCCGGCGGTCGAGCGGCTCCATCTCGTCGAGGACCACGGGCCGCGCGTCGGTGTGCAGGCTGCGGCGGATGCCGGCCTCGCTGTCCTTGCCCGAGCCCTTGTAGGCGAAGGCCCCGCACAGCGGGCGGATGAGGTTCTCCAGCACCCACGTTTTGCCCGTGCTCTTGCGGCCGCTGATCCAGATGTGCGGTCGCCAGTGGAGGATGCCGCTGAAAGGGGCGATCAGCGACCAGCCTATCGCCACGAGCGCGTAGACGGAGTTGTTCCAGTTCTGCGCCTCGAACAGCTCCAGCAGGCGCGCGCCCTCGTAGGCCTTGGCCGCCTCGCCCGTCAGCTCGCCGAAGTGCACGTCGGCGCTGAGGTAGTGGGCGCCGGTCTGGTGGTCCTCATAGCTCACGCGCTCGCCGGACTGGAGCACGATCTGCTTGCCGTCGTTGACCACGATCCGCCCGTCGCTCTCGCGCCAGACGCCGACGCCGCGGAGCAACTCCGGCCAGTAGCGCCCGGCCTCGGCGCTGATGCCGCTGATGTAGTCCTGCGCGGCGGCGCAGCGCACCGAGCCGCTATCCGTAGTCATGAGGTTGGTGCTCCAGTAGGAGAGCGGCGCCAGCTCAAGGAGCTTGCTCTGATTGAATCCCCCGCGCTGGATGGCCATGGCCACTCGCTGGCCCTTGATGAGGAACCAGTGGTGCGAGTCGGTGAAGCCCAGGGGAGCGAAGTGCCGGTTGCCCGCCTCCTCGACGACCTCGCGGGTCGGGCATTCGGCGATGAAGGCGGCGGGGTTGCCCCCCTCCTCGGCCAGGTCGGCGACGTCCCATCCCTGCGGCCGGCCCTCGATGCGCAGCACCCGGGCCTGCGGGATTCGGCGCTTGACGGCCATGGCCGCCTTGAGGCCCGGCTCGTCGGCGTCGGGCCAGACCAGTACCTCACGCTTCTGCAGCAGCGACCAGTCGGCCTTCGTGACGGCGCTGGACCCGCCCGGCCAGGTCGTGACGACGAAGCCCTCGACCGGCACATCGGCGCATTTCTCGCCCTCGACCACGAGCACCGGGAGTTTGCTCTTGAGGACCTCGTGCAGCCGGTACAGGGGCCGATCGTCCTTGTAGGGCTGGCCCTCGTGCCAGCGCTCGTCGGCGCCGTAGTAATAGGGGATCACGATCTTGGCGTCGGCGCGTTCGTAGCGCACCACGCAGAATACCGGCTGGCCCTGCGCGTCGTGGTAGGTCCAGCCCCGGACGGGCTGGCCATGACGCTCGATCGCCTGATCGCTCCTGGCCACGGCGTTCAGCGCCTTGAGCGCTGGCGCCGGCAGCGGGAGCACGGGCGCCGGTTTATCGCGCTTGGCTTTGCTCTCGCGCAGGGGCCGGCCGAGCACCTTCTCCACCGCCTCCTTGGCGGTGAGGCCCTGCTGCTCGGCGTAGCAATCCAGCACCGAACCCCTGTATTCGGAATCGCCGAAGTCCTTGACCTGGTAGGTGCCCGGTACCAGGTGGCAGGAGGGCGTGTCGTCCTCGGGCCGGCGCCGCCAGTAGTAGTCGTCGCCTCGCCGCTCTCCTTCGGGGAAGTAGCCGGAGAGATCGGCGGCGATGCGGGCCTTAGCCTCGTCGAAGGCACTACTCAAAATTGAAGTTCTCCAGAATCCTGTTGGCGGCGACCTGCTTGATGCGCTGGAGTCTCCGGCCCTTGCCGAAAAGGCCGCCGTTGTTCACATGACCCATCTGCTGAAGGACGATGTTGAGCAGATCCCATCGCAGGCTCATATCTCGGATCAATTCGCGTCGCTCCGCACGGGTCATGTTCCTCCCAATTGAAAACGCGCCCAAGCCTCCCCGGGCGCGCTCGATACGCTTGCGGACTGGTCTCTATTCCGGCGGTTTCGACGGCACCGTTCCGGTAATGCCGAAGTACGCCAGTATGAGCGTCGCCAGGCTGGCGACGACGTACACCGCTTCCGGGGCCAGCTTTCCGAAGATCGCGAACCCTGAGACCACGCCCAGGCCGACGGCAGTCACCAGACCGCCGATGCCCTACTTCTGCCTCGTGCTCAGTGCCATGAGCACCCTCCCTACGCATCCGCGCCCGCCGCACCGGAGCGGAAACCCGCGACTCGCCATGCGGGGCGAGATCCTACTTTCCTTCTCCGTTGAACCAGCTCAGGTAATCCGCTTTTCGGATCAGATATATCGGCCTCTTTCCTTCGCCCAGCGTCAGGGCCTTAAGTTTCCCCGAATGGATCAGCTCCATGATGATGCCGCGCCAAACGCGCAGGAGCGCAGCGACCTCGGCGACCTTCATGGGATCGGGCAGGTCCTCGATCTTGGGCGGCGGCGAGTCCTTGAGGCGGCGACTCATGATCGCGCTCCACAGAATCGCTCCACGGCCTCGCCCATAGCCGGGATCAGGAGCGCGGCCCGGCCCGCATAGCGCCTGCGCAGCCGGCACATCTCGAGGAAGAAGCGAAAGAGGCGGATGACCTTACTTCCCATGGGATTTCACCTTTTCGACGGCGTAGATCAGTCGGGAAATGATGTCTCTTTTCGTCCAGCTTTCAGGACATCGCAGAATCTTATTGATCTGCTCTATCAGCTCGATGCAGTACGGGCAGGTGATCCCGACAGGCTTAGCGCCCATAGCGGGCTCCCAGTCCAAGGATGTTGAGGATGCGGCGGACGATGCCTTGATGCCGCGTCGGATTAAGGCGGTTCCAGCGGGCGACAGCCGCTTCCTTAGTTTTGCCGTAGCAGTTGAGCGCGTGGGTGTCCACGTCCTTATAGCAGTAGGCGGCATATCCTTTATCCGCCCAGGTATCCACCGTCGGCTGCTTGCCGCAGAGAATGCAGGGATTCAGTTTCATGCCCCCGCCCCCGCAAATAACTCTTGCTGGATTGCCGCGAAAGCTACCCGCTCTCCTTCGGCCTCCGACCATTCCGCGATCATATTCTTAGTGTTTTCGATAGCGGCCTGCAGGCCCTTTCCGTGGTTCTTTCCACTGCAGCAGCAAGTACAGTGCTTGCCCTTGGCGTCGTAGCAGCGCGCATTACAATGGCGACTACCCTCGCTGTTGCCGACGGTCATCAGGATCATGCGAATAGCTCCCTCTGCGCATCGGCGATTTCCTTCAGTCGCTCGCTCTTCTTGGCGGCTTTCTCCATCCGCTTGTGCTCTCGCCCGAGGACTGCCGCGCCGCGGCTGGCGCTGATTCCGCGGGGCGTGCTACCCATTCGGTTCCGCTTTGGCGATGGCTACGCGAGCCATAGCAACTAAATGCTGATGCGTTTTTACCTTGGAAAACTGTAGATCGATAACAATCTCTTTTAGCGCAATCAGCATGTCGGGAGCTGCGGCGGTAATGAGCATGCAGGCTTGGATCACCTCGGACGGAAGGCCGGGCTCCATTCTGATCTTCCCGTATGATCCCACGTTGACCGACCGTCCGCCCTTCGCGATTTCCCAGGACATAGGGATTTTTGAGTTCATGCTGCGCCTCCCAGTTCTTCCATCAGCGATCAGCCAGCCCTTGTCCGCGTTGCCGGCGCCGGCTTCCTGCCACCGTGCCTCGACCAGCGCCAGACGGTCCGGATTCTCGTAGGCCTCTACCAGGCGCTCTAAGACATCAGGATCTACACCAAAAGCGTGGGCCAGAGCGGGGATCATGTTCATGTTTCCTTCAGGTGAGCGGCCGCGGCGCGGATCAACTTGCGATGTTTCTCTTCCAGCCGCTCAACGCGCCCAAATTCATCAGTATCGAGATGCTTGAGGATCGCCCGCTCGACGAGGTCCGAGAGTACGGACGGCTCCAAGGCGTCCAGCTCCCAGGAGCTTTCCCCATACTCTTCGATATAGCCTTGGTAGCGGGAGTCCGTCTGCTTCGCCGGGTTCTCCGGCGGATGATAGAACTCGATCTGGTCCATGTTTAGCGCGATGCGCTCCACTTGATCGAGGTTCCTTCCTCCGCCATAGAGGAACAGCCCGAGTCGCTCGTCGATGTCCCGCGTCATGTCAATGCCGGACGGGTCGTGATCGCCGAGGTAAATGATCCAGATTTCTTTCCCGTCTTCGTCGGCCTTCCTCATGCGGAGGCCCGCTTCGTACATCGCGCTCTGACTGGAGTAGCCGCGGTTCGCCATGAAGATCACGTCCCATTTGCGGCACACCGGCTCGATGATGTTGGAGACGGCGTCCTTCTCACACCAGACCTCGACGTGCGTGAGCTGATCGGCCCAGCGGTCGCGGTAGTAACTGGAGGCCGCCGCGCGGAGGATCTGCTCGGGGCTGTTCCAGTGGGCGTTGACGGCGGGGACGCGGACCCGATCCTCGATCATGTCCCAGTCGATCAGGCCGGCGAGCCTGCCGTTGCTCACGAGCTCGCCGATGGCCTTGTAGCTACGGACGCTATTCGGGACGAAATCGCGCGAGACGAGTTGGTAATAGAGTTGCCGCAGCGTGAGCCGGTAGCCCTGCGCCTGATAGGACTCGAGGACTTCGTTGATGCTCCCGAACAGGGCGAGCGACTTGGCGTTCGGATCCCAGGAGATGAACTTCTCTTTCATGCTCGCCTCGATCCCGGCCCGAAGCCGGCGAAGCAGCCAGCGGCATCGAGCATGATCTCGTCCAGCCGGCCCTCGGAGTCGTAGTAGAGCAGGTGCCGGTCGGCGGGTAAGAATCCGTGGAGGTGGAGCTCCGCGACGACTCCCTCGGCGTCGTTCGTCACGGTCGGGTGCTGGTCCCACGGGCCGAGGTCCTTGATTACTAATGGCTTTCCCGGCCGGTCCTCGACGATCTCATAGCGTGCGCGGTTCATCGCAGAACCGCCTCATACACGGGGAGCCCGTTGACTTCCAGGAACAACTCGAAAGTCTCCGCCGGCTCGTACTTGCTGGCCGTGCCCATGGTGATGCGCGCCTGCGCCTGCTTGTCGCCGTGCTGCGCTAAGAAGATCGCGGCGAGCTCAGCCAGCGGCCGGATCTTCTCCAAGTGCCGCAGCGCCGCTCGCCGCTTGTGTTCTTCGAGCTGCGCCGTTATCCCGCTCCATGGCCTCGTCGATCTTTCGCTCAACTTCTCTGTCGTAGGCATCCTGGTCCTCCTCGGTAGGGCCGTTGAGGCCCGCAAATGCCTCGTAATCCGAGGCGTTATTCCACCACTCGTCGAAGGTCATTCCTTGTTTTCGGCCTCGAAGCGTTCGGCTGCTTCCTCAAGGAAAACCGCGATCTGTTGGCGAAGGGAACGGCGCTCTGCTTGTGCCGCTCGGCGCAAGCGCTCATGAACAACTCCAGGAACCTGTACATTTATGGCCCTTGTTCTCGTGAGGGTCTTCTTATTTGTTTCGTTCATACACCCATCATAGCACTATATAAGGTGTATGTCAACACTTTTATTGCATTATTGTCGATAATATGATAAGCTTTAGAGGAGGATCAGATGTCGAGAAAAAGCACTCAACCGCCAGGGAAACCCAGGAATGTGAATATCATTCTTGAATGGGACTTACATCAGCGAATAGAGCGGATGGCAAAAATTCATCATCGAGGATTGATAAAAGAAATCATCGCGAGCCTTGAAGAATCTGTTATGTGCTGGGAACAAAAGAGGATAGCGCCTCGAAAAGAAATGATCGGCGAATGGATGACCCGGCAAAATAAGATGACCAAGGAACAAGCAGAAGATATTCTTAATCGTCAAAAAACGGATGGCAATAAAAAGCACTTCGGTGAGATCGCAGTAGAAGCAGGATTCATCACTCAGGCGACTCTCGATGACTATTTGGATAACAGGGGAAACCCAGGAGGCATCCGATGAGCAGATTAAATAATTTTATGAACTTTCGTCTTATAAGAGGCCCCATGAATCCTGAACTGGTCTGCCCCCACTGCCAAGTCAAGGGGAAAGTCCATATGATCCCCGTGAAACGGAAGCGGGGCATCAGCGGGGGAAAGGCCGTCGGCGCCATCCTCACGGGCGGTCTATCGCTACTGGCAACCGGACTCTCGCGCAAAGAACGAACAACCCAGGCTCATTGCGACAACTGCGGCTCGACCTGGGATTTTTAGGTAGGAGGTATCATATGACACGCACACTCACGATTCTTTTCCTGATCCTGGCCCTCGCCGCCTGCCAGCTCGAGAAGCCGCTGCCGCCGATGCAGTACACCGGCAGTGCCGGGATGCTCTTCGAGGAGCGGACCTCGAATCCGGCCATGGGCGGGCGCGACATTATCGAGGTATCGCTTATTGCAGAACAGGATACGGTGTTCAGCTTCTTCAGCTCCGGCCCCTATATCGACAATTCCATTTATGAGGGCGGCGTATACCTTGAGAGTGCATCGAGCCAATATGTCAACGACTGGACGCGGATCATCTCGCCTCCGGTCATAACTGCGGCACGGTTCCCTTACACCTTGAAGATAGGCGATGCTTACTACACTTTCGCCCTCCGGTTGCCGGAGGCCACCGGCATCTACCTGTGGAAGTCTTCAAATAAGACGACCTGGCAGCTCGTGAACGGCGGTGCGGCCGTCCTTACGAGATCTGGCGACCCGCGCTCTATCTGGCGCAACATCTGGAACGTCGCCGCCTGCGCCGGTTCGGACGGAAAAATCTACCTGCTCGCGGAATGTGGGACTCAAACGAGCTAGGCCGATGTGGGCTTGGGTTTCTCGTGGGCCTATCTGGAGGACGATTCCATCAATTTCGATCAGCACCGCAGTTCGATTCAAGTTGTGCCCAGCGGCGGGAATCCCTGGATGCAATTCCTGCCCGAAAAGAACGCGATCCTCTTCGTCTGTGGTATACTCACCGCCTCCTCGCCCTTCGGCTCCGTCTGGTGGATCGGCGCCGGCACGGCCAACCTTTCCACGGACCCCTACGAGCCCGACTCGTGGAAAATGGACCAGGGCCGGTTCGCCCTCGGGGTTCCAAGCATCCACGTCGCCGATCCCCACCTTGCGGAGCTGCCGCCGGGCAAGGCAGGAAAGCTCTTCATGACCTTCAGCTTCAATCAGGAGTACATCTACAGCGCCTTCGCCGACTGCAGCCTGGGCGAGCTATATGATCTGTTGCAATAACTTGGCTGTTTCTGCTACACTGCTACAGAAATATTTTATAGCTACCAGAGGTATCTTTTTTTCCTGCTACAGCGCTACACCGCGAATTCACTGTAAGTCGTTGTGCCGCAAGCATTTATGCACCTCGGTAGTGCAGCAATACAGTCATGTAAGTCATAATTCCTCATCCATGAAAGAATTAATCAACAACCGCTATATATCCGTTTAGTATTCTGTAGCAGCCGTAGCAGCCTGTAGCAGTGCCCTGCTACAAATATACTGTGGCAGTCAGGTTTATAATTCCTTATGACACCTACATATATATATATACCTAATAAAATAGTAGTATATATGTAGCAGTGTAGCAGGAAAAAAATGACCCCTAAGCACCTAAAATCACACAACCCATAACTATGCCCATGCGCGCAATTCTCTTGCTATAGGGCGCAAAACGCTGCTACACTGCTACAAGAGGAAAAAATGGCATTTAATTCTATACAATACAAGGAAATGTTTTGTAGCAGTGCTCTGCTACAGCTCTGCTACAGCTGCTACAACTCAAAGTATTGCGGTAATAATAAAAGCATAATTCTTTATATCATAAGCAATAAGGTACTGTGACGACTCGCATAAATCAGAGGGTCAGCCTGTGGCGTTCGCCGCATTCATGCTCAGGCCCTTCCCGCAACTCGTTAACGGGTATAGATTTGTGCCCATGCCCATCCTGACTCGGGCCGCATTTGCCAAACTCGCGGGCACCAGCGCCCCGAACATCACCCAACTGATCCGCCGGAAGAAGCTCGTCTCGGAAAAGGGGCCCGCGGGTTACATCTCCACGACTCGGAAACTCAACGCCGCCTACCTGAAGAAGCACGGTGTCAAACTACAAAAAGCCAGACGAGGAAAGAGGCACAGAGATGATGATGCCCTGGCCATCAGGAAGGCCCGAGCCGACGCGATACGTAGCGAGGAACAGGGGCAGCTCCTCGCGCAGAAGAGGGCGGCTCTATTGGGTTTGCTCGTCGAGCGTGCGCAGATGGAGCGGATGTTCGCCGCCTTCGGCGCGGAGGTGAAAATCCGCTTCCTCGACCTCGGACGCCGGCTCGCCCCGCGCGTCGCGGCGGTGATCCAGGCCGGTGGGGGCCCGCAGGCGGCCGAGGAACTGATCGACGCGGAGATCGCCGACGCGCTGAAGCACGCCAAGGAGGCAGCGGTCCGTGCTGGACTCGGTTCGATCGGTAGCTGAGGTCGTCCGCAGGCTCATCACCACGGCCGACCGCCGGCGCATGGTCGCCGACGTGCAGAAGGCCCTCGACCTCATCCCGGACCACGTCAACCGCGCCACGGTGAGCGAATGGGCGGCGGAGCGGCGGATCCTCCCGCAGGGACTCACGCCCATTCCCGGGGCCTTCCGCTGGGAGGTCTGCCCGTACATGCGCGAGATTGCTGATTGTTTCAGCGAAGGCAGCCCCGTGCAGAAAGTCGCGGTTATGAAGGGCGCTCAGGTCACGTTCACCACCGCCGTGCTGGAGAACGTGATCGGCTACGTCATTGATGCGGCTCCGGGTCCGACCATGTACGTGGGTGCGGACAAGGGCAGCGCCGAGACTGGCATCGAGCTGCGCGTGGACCGCATGATCGAGAGTGCTGGGCTGGCGGGGAAGATCTTCGCGCAGGTCGAGAAGATCCACAACAAGAAGACCGGCGACACCAAGGCCAAGAAGGAGTTCGCCGGCGGCTATCTGCTCGCCGTCGGCCCGAACACCGGCGCGAAGCTGCGGAGCTTCCCGATCAAGGTCCTACTGCTGGACGAGATCGACGCCTATCCGCAGGAACTCGGCAGCCAGGACGCGACCAAGGGCAAGACCGCGGCGGAGGGCGACCCGATCGCGCTCGCGGAGAAGCGCACGGCCTCTTTCTCCTCGGCGCGGAAGATCCTCTACGGCTCGACCCCTCTCGTGGAGCAGTCCAGCAAGATTAAGCCGCTGTTCCAGGCCGGCGACCAGCGCTACTACTACGTGCCCTGCAAGCACTGCGGGCACAAGCAGACCCTGCGCTGGGAGCGGCTGCGCTACGAGAAGGACGAGCGCGGCAAGCTCGTGTTCGACCCGGGCGCCGACGGCCAGCCGGTCCCCGGCACCGGCCACGTCTGGTACGAGTGCGAGTCCTGCGGCCTCCGCTGGACGAACCCCGACAAGGTGAACTTCCTGCGGCTGGGGGAGTGGCGGCCGACAGCAGAGGCGAGCGAGCCCGGCTTCCGCAGCTACCACATCTCGGCCCTATACGCGCCCGTGGAGATGTTCCCCTGGGAGAAGGCGGTCCTGGAGTGGATCGCGGCGCAGGGAGACCCGACGAAGCTGCGGACCTTCTTCAACACGGTGCTCGGCGAGACCTGGGTGGAGCGCGGGGACGCCCCGGTCTGGGAGCGCGTCGCCCTGCGCCACGAGGACTACCACGCGGACAGCCTGCCGGCGAGCGCCAGGCCGCTCCTCGTCACCGTGGGCGCGGACGTGCAGAAGGACCGGATCGAGGCGGAGATCGTGGCCTGGGGCCGGAATAAGGAGAGCTGGAGCATCGCCTACCTTCCCCTGCCCGGCGACACCTCCGACCTCGACGGCGTCGCCTGGAAGGCGCTGCGCCAGGTCGTCGACGGGCAGCACGCGGGCCTGCCGGTGATGCGCGCGCTCATCGACGCCGGTTACAACGCGCCGACGGTCTACCAGTTCTGCGAGGGCTACATCGGCGGCGTGCTGCCGGTCAAGGGCTCGATCACCACCATCGACGAGCGCAGCCTCTACGCCGTCCGCGACGTGCCCGGCTACCAAGTGCGGCGCGTGGACCTGAACACAGACAAGCTCAAGCAGGAGATCTACGGCTACCTGGTGAAGGGTCCGCCGGAGAATCGGGACGGCGCCTGGCCGAGCGGCTACTGCCACTTCCCCATCGACTACGACAACCACTACTACCGCATGCTGACCGCCGAGGAGCGGGTCCGCGAGCGCACCAAGAGCGGCCATTACCGGATGGTCTGGCACCTGCAGCACGGCCGGCGCAATGAAGCCCTCGACGCCCGCGTGTACGCCCTGGGGGCGCTCTACCTGATCTACGGCATCCGGCGCGAGGAGGTGCAGGCCGAGGACGCGGAGGCGAAGCGGCCGCTGCGGGAGTACACCTGGGAGGACTTCTGGACGGAGCTGGAGGATATGAAAAAGTAGCTATTGATTTAACGCGATAATCAAGCTATATTTAGAACTTCATGAAATCCCTGAGCATTTCAGGCCAGAGGGCCTAAATGCGAGGCCGGCGGACGCCTCCCGCCGGCCAGGTCAACACGCCTCGGTGGTCTAAGCGCGCCTGGATTCCTGATCCCTCTCGGTATCTGCGGAGGCCTGCCTGATGGCCCGCACCATCACCGCGATCCAGGCTGACCTCGACGCCTTCTATGCCGCCCGCCGCGCGGTAGCACTCGGCCAGACCTATCAGCTCGACACCGGCCAGGGCCGACAGGCCGTGACCCGCGCCAACCTCACGGAGATCAACCGCACCATCCAAACCCTTGAGACCGAACTCTCTGAGCTCGTCGACGGCGCCAATCCCGGCGTCAGCTTTGAGAGGTACTTCTCATGAGGCGCCCCGGGATCCTCGCGCGGCTGGTCCTGCGCGTTCTCAGGACCGCGGCCCTATGGAGCTGGCGGGGCGGCTCCAGTTCCTCGTGGGGCGGGGCGAAGTTCTCCGTCTCCGAGGGTTACGGCTCCCTGTGGAAATTGGACCACGCGCGGCTCCGCGAGAAATCGCGGATCGCCTGGTGGGACTCCCCAGAGGCCCGGGCACTGCTCACGCGGCTCAACGACAACGCCGTCAACTGGGGCCTCATGCTGGAGGCCGCGCCGGTCTGGGACGTGATCGACCCCGGAGACAGCATCAACCCTGAGGACCGCCGCGCCTGGGTCAAGCGCGTGCAGGCGCTATTCGGCCTCTGGCTCAACTCTATAGACTTGGACGCGGCCGCCGAGAGGACCGGCTACCAGCTCCAGGGTTTCACCTTGCTGAACAAGCTCCGGGATGGTGAGGTATTCGCCGTCTGCCGCTACTCGCCGGACGCCGCATTCCTCAACCCGCTGCAGCTCCAGTTCGTCAACCCGGACCAGGTGCGCGATCCGATCGACGGAGTGATGATCTCTGCAGTAAAGGCCCGAGGCAACCGGATCATCGACGGCATCGAGATCAGCGCCGCGGGCAAGGAAATCGCGATCTATGTCTGGGACGATGAGGCTTACAGCGCAGGCGCGATCCCTTCGCATACTTGCACGCGCATTCCCAAGCGCGGGAACAAGAGCGCGCGCCTATTCTACCTGCACCCGAAGCTCGCCGATTCTGCGGGCCAGGTCCGGGGTATTTCCGCACTCGCCCACATCATCCACGAGCTGAAGAAACTCACCGATTACGGGCTCGCCGAGCTGGAGGCCGCAGTCATCAACGCGATCTTCGCGGCCTGGATCAAGCCGGGACCCTCCGCGCCGGCCTCCAAGGCGCTGGCCGGCATCGCCCCGCGCACCAAGGTTGAGCGCGAGGATGCCGAGGCCGACGGCGAGGCACCGACGGGCATCGTCAACAAACCGGGCATTGTGGTGCAGACGCTGAAGGCCGGTGAGGTAATGGAGAGCTTCGACACAAAGCGCCCCAATGTCAATTTCGCCGATTTTCATGACACGGTGCTCTCAAACATTTCGATTTCTCTGGGTATGCCGCTATCCATCGTCAAGATGGCATTCGCCCAGAACTACAGCGCCAGCCGCGGGGAGATCTGCTTCTTCTGGAACACCATCGATCGCCTGCGCTATGACTTCACCGCCGAGTTCCTCAATCCCGTCTATGAGTTGGCGATGGCCGAATGGGTGAAGGCCGGAAAAGTCGAGGCCGCCGGATTCGACGACATACTCCTGCGCCGCGCCTGGCTCAACTGCGAGTGGACCGGGATCCAGAAACCGAGCATCGATCCGCAGAAGGAGGCCACGGCCGTGGACCTGCGCATCGCCCAGGGCGCTACCACGCGCGAGCGCGAGGCGAAGATCTACAACGGCTCCGAATACGACGACAACGTGGCGCAGCTCGCCAAGGAGAATGCGGCCCTCGCGGAAGCCAAGAAATCACTACGGCCGGAGCCCGCGCCGGCCCCGGTAGCCGAGCCGAAGGAGGAGGAATGAGTCTCACTCTGCTCATCGCGATCATCTCGGGCCTGGCGAGCCTGGCGGCGATCGCGACGTTTCTCGGAAACCGGAGGCGGGCGGCGATGGACGAAGGCAAGCGGCAGCAGATCGTGGAGCAAATTCGCCAGAACCTGGATCGGGCGCGCGAGAGAATCCGTGAGATCGAGAACAAACTCTCCACCACGGAAGGCGATATGCGCGAGTTGAAAGCCGACGTGAAGCACGTCCTCGACGCCATCGAGCGTCTGGAGGGTAAACTGGACAGGCACATAGAGGTCAGACCATGATCTTCGCCCCGCAGCGCGCTGCCGCCGCCCTCGGGAAGGGCGGGTGCTACGTCCTCTGCATTTTCCGCTGGGTTGAAAAGCTCATGGCCATCGAGATCAATCCGCTCAACGAGTTTGTTCGCGCCGTAGAGCGAGAGCGGGTGGCGCCGGATGCCTACGTCAACATGGCCGATATCCTAATGGCGGATTTCACCGGCGGCACCTGGGAAGTACTCAAGGCCGGCGACGGCAAGGATTCCCGGGGCCGGCCCTATGACTTGCCGCTGTCCTACCAGTGCAAGCCGGGGGAGCTGGAGATCGATCGTTATGAAGTGGAAGGCGAGACCGACGGGCATTTCATCCATCCCGACGGTTGGGACCCCTATGGCGAGAGCCGAGCCGTGCGCGAGGGTCGTCTCGTGAGCAAGCGCATTTTCAGGAGGATCAAATGAGCGATCCCGTGATCCCGGACCCGCAGATCCCGCTCGCCAAGCCCACGGCCTCGGCCAAGGAGATCAGCAAATGGTCGATGGTCGTGGCCGCGCTCTGGATCGGCATCCTCTCGCTGGTGAAGGCCTTCTGGCCGCTCGTCGCCAAGCCCGTGGTGCTGGCCAGCGGCGAGATGCGGGCCTCGAGCTTCGGCCTGGATATGGGAGACATCATCTTCTCCGGCCTGGCTCTGGCAGCGGTATTCACGCCGATCTACTTCTCGATCATCCTGGACAAGATCCGGGACATGAAGCTCGGAGGTAAATGAGATGCCGCTACCCACTCGGCGAAAAGGCGAGGAAAAGAAAGAGTTCATCGACCGCTGCATGGGCGATGAAAACATGAATGAGGAGTTCCCCGAAACCGATCAGCGACGCGCCGTGTGCGAAAAGCAGTGGAAGAAGGAAAAGGCCATGAAAGTAATTTCGATTTCCGGAGTCATCGGCTGGGACATCTCCGCCGCCGCCATCCGCCGTCTGCTCGCGGAGGCCGGCGGCGAGGACATAGAAGTGCAGATCGCCTCGCCGGGAGGCTTCGTCGTGGAGGGCTTGGAGATCTTCAACTTGCTTCGGCGTTATCCGGGCAATCTCACGACCCGCCTGATGGGCATGGCCGCATCCCTAGCCTCCTACGTGGCGCTGGCCGGCCAGAAGGTGATCGCCGAGGAGAACGTCATCTTCATGATCCACAACGTCATGGGCTTTTCCATGGGCGACCACAACGAGATGCGCAAGGCCGCTGACATGTTTGAATGTTTGTCGCGCATCCTGGCCCGGGAATATGAGCGCAAGAGCGGGAAGAGCAACAAAGAGATCCGCGGACTCATGGATGAGGAGACTTATTACTTCGGTGAGGAAGCCAAGGAGGCGGGCTTCGTCGATGAGATCGTGCCGGCCAGCGGCGAGGATGCGGAAAAGGACAAGGCCGCCGCCATCGCCCTGGCCCGCCTGCGCGTGGCCGAGGCCATGAAAATCGTCAAGGAAATCGAGAGTCCCGAGGACGTGACCCGCGCGGTCGCGATCTTGGGTGATATTCCAGAAGCAAAACCCGGCGTTGCCGGGCCAGCCGCGAAGGCGGCAAGCAAAGGCGAGGAGGTGAGAGTGATGACTCTCGCGGAACTCCAGAAAGAGCACCCCGAGTGCTACGCCGCGGCGGTGGAATCCGGGGTGCAGAAGGAGCGCGCCCGAGTGGCAGCGCTCCAGAAATGGGCCGACGCGGACGCGAAGAACGAGCGCGTGCTCGGCATCGTCAAGGAGGCCATCGCCACCGGCAAGATGGTGGACGACGTGATGGCGCAACTCCAGGTGGCCGTGCGCGACACCAGGCCCGCGGACCCGGATAACCCGCCGCTGGTGCAGACCGCCGCCGCGAAGGCGGTCGGCTTCACCGAGGAGGAGCAGCGGGCCGCGAAGGCCGCGAATCTCTCCAAGGAGGACCTGGAGAAGTACGGCCCGAAACCGAAGGAAGGAGGTAAGTAGCCATGGCACTTTCGACAGATCGTCTCTATTCGGTCCAGGGCGCAAGCGAAATCCTGCACGTGAAACTCATGGCGGCCGTCGCCTACTACAAGGGCGGCATCGTGCAGTTCGATGCCACGACGGGCCTGGCCAAGAAGCCCGCCGATGTGGCCGCGGAGTTCGGCATCGGCGTGTTGAAACGGGGCTACGCCTCCAACGCGGCCGTGCAGGACGGGGAGGTCGAGATCGGCAAGATCTGGATCCCCTTCTCCGGGGCAGCCCAGACGGACGTCGGAGATCCGGTTTATCCCACCGACGACGGGACCATCACCAAGACCGCGCTCATTAACGGCGGACCCTGCGGCGTGGCCATCGACTACAAGGCCGGCTATCTCCTGGTGGACTTCCGCCGGGGCGGCCCGAAGACGATGTACGCGTAAGGAAGGAGGAAGCAGATGCTTATCGCATCCCAGATCGTCACTGCGGAGAAAATCTTCAAGACGATCTATAACCAGGCCATCGCCCGCTTTGCGGGCGCCAACCCGTGGGTCGCGCTGGCCGCCCTGGCCTCCGATGTGCCCTCAGACGGCGCCGAGGAGGATTACCGCTGGCTCGGTGCCATGCCGGTGTTCCAGGAATGGCTGGGCGACATCACCTCCGAGGATCTCGCGGAGTACAGCTACACGCTGCGCAACAAGCACTTCGCCGCGGCAGCGAGCATCGACTCCGATGAGCTCGCGGACGACAAGTACGGGCTGATCCGCCCGAGGATCGAGATGCTCGCAGTACGCGCACTCCAGCACCGGGGCCAGCAGATCGAGCAACTCATCCTCAACGGAGTCACCCTCCTCGCCTACGACGGCATTGCATTCTTCAGCGATGTGAGCGCACCGAGGACTATCGACAACCTCGGAGCTGGCACGATCTCGGCGGCCACCCCGACCATCGCCCAGGTGGAGGCGGATATCGACACCATGCGCCAGACCGTCATGCAGTTCATCGACGACAAGGGCATAGTCATCGGGCTAGTTCCGATGGTATTCGCCTGCCACCCGAAACTGGAGCGGCTGTTCCGCACCGTGGCGCGCTCAGCGGCGGACCCTGGGATCTCAAATGCCGGAGCTTTCAACCCGTTCGCGGGCTGGATCCAGGACGTGGTGGTCCTGCCCTCGGCGAGCGATGTGAACGATGTCTACGGCTTCGTCGTGGACATGCCCGTGAAGCCGTTCGTATTCCAAATTCGCCAGAACGCGGAGCCGTGGCTCGATGATACCGCAGCCAAGCGCAATCGGAAGCTCATCTTCGGAAGCGATTATCGCGGGAACTTCGGCTATAGCCTGCCGCACCTGGCGATCAAGCTCGTGAGCGGCGTCGCGTAAGTGAGCGCGGGCGAGTGAAGCAAATTGACCCGGGAGCTTTCGGGCTCCCGGGATTTTGAGAAAGGAAAAGCAGATGGCTCAGTACAAGATGCTCAAGGTCAAGTGGAACGACGGCCGGGAAGTCCCGATGAAGGAGCCGGTGGCGAAGGAGCTGGAGCGCAGGGGCCAACTCAAGATCATCGGCGAGGCCAAACCCGAGCTGAAGTCCAAGAAGAAGGACGAGGAAAAATAGCGTGCCCAGCTACATTGTCGCGCCCGCGCTCAGGGGCGTGATCTCCGTGCCCGGCCGCGTCTACCGGCCGGGTGAGAGCTTTCCCGCCCACTTGGTGAGCGAGGAGCTCCTCAGCGCGGGTTCCGTGATCGTAGTCGGAGAACCGGATCCATCCAAGCGGAAAGGCAAGAAGTGAACCTGCTCGACCAGGCCGAAGCTGACAACGCCATGCTCCTCGAGGACGACGTGGCCGGCTTCGGCCGTGCCGTGACGCTCTCGGACAACGCGACGCCAATCCCCAACGTCTACCAGGCCAAGGGCCAAGTCGTTCGAGTCGGCGTTTCCATCGACCCGGGCACGGGCCTGCAGGTGCCCGGCAATACCTGCGCCATCACCCTGCGCCTGTCCTCCCTCGGAGTCCTGCCGCAGGAGGACTGGAGCGTGGAGACCACCGACATCACCGGGGCTGCCGTGGTGGGCAAGGTGAAGAACGTGATGCTCGACCGCACGGCGGGCCGGGTGACGTTCATGGTGAGGGCATAGGATGCCGATCATCCCGCGCTCCACCGACGACCTGCTCCTCGACAACATCGTGGTCGTGCTGGAGGCGTTCTCAGCAGCGCAGGCCGCCATCGACCCGACGATCGCCTTCCATGTCGCCCGCGACCAGGTCCGGCCGGCCTCGCAGGCGCAGCTCCCGCTCGTCAACGTCTGGCTCGACGCGCTCACGCCCGAGAAGGGGGCCAAAACCTGGGAGCAGGAGACGGCGACGGTCAACGTCGATTGCACCGTGCGCGGGGAGGAGGGCGAGGCGCCCTCGGACCAGGAGGCAGGGCTAAAGCTGGCCTACCTCAAGGAGCAGGTCAAGTCGGCGCTATGGGCGCTGGCGCAGATCGACTTCGGCTTCGCCGCGAACACCATCGCTCGCAAGGGCTGGCCGCGCTGGCAGCTCTTCAAGACCGAAAACGGCATGCCCGAGGAGCAGGTCGTCGGAGGCCGCTGGAGCTTCGACGTCGAATACCTCTGGACCCCATCGGAGATCGCGCGCCAGGCGCTCACCGAGCTCCGCATTACCGAGAAGATCAAGGATCTCGCGCCGACACCCGGCGTGAATGTCGAATTCACATGAGGAGGAAATTGAAATGATCGGATTCGACTACGTACCCGCCAACGCCAAAGCGTCGGCGGTTTTCGTCGAACAGAAGGCGATGCGAGGGTCCCTCGGCACGCTGCTGATCCCGCACAAGATCGCGCTGCTGGGCCAGTACAACACCGGCAAGACGCCGACCGACAACGTGGCCCAGCTTCTGACCGACCCCGACGACGCGGCCACACGCTACGGCCTGGGGAGCATGCTGCACATCATGGCCAAGGCCGCATTCGCGGGCGCGGGCATCGTGCCCGTGTACGCGATCCCGCTGGCCGACGGCGCGGGCAATCCGGCTACATCAGATATTAGCGTAGATGTCGGGACCGTCACCGCCGGCACGATTTCGCTGTACGTCGGCGGCCGGCGCGTGGCCATCGCGGTCACCGCGGGACAGACCGCCGACCAGATCGCCACCGCCATCCGCGCGGCGGTCAACGCCGACACGCACCTGCCCGTCGCCGCCACCGGCGCCACCAGCCATGCGATCCTCACCTGTCGCTGGAAGGGCACGACCGGCAACAGCATCCGCATCCAGCAGGACCTGGCGGACGGCGAGTCGCTCCAGGAGCCGGGCGGCGTGACCCTGACCATTCCCGCGATGGCCGAAGGCACCACCGACCCGGTGCTCACCACGGCGCTGGCCAACCTCGGCGACACCTGGTACACGGAGATCGTCAGCCCCTACACAGATACGACCTCGCTCACGGCCATCGACGCCTCGTGGACCGCGCGCCTCGACCCCGGAGTCAAGCGGCCGTTCGCCGGGATCATGGCCTCGATCCTGGGGCAGTCGGCGTTCATCGCCCTGGTCAACGCGCGTAACTCACCTTCCACGACCATCGTGCCCGTGGAGGACAGCCCGCACGCGCCCTACGAGATTGCGGCGGCGGCGGGCGGCATGGTGGCGGCGCGCGCGACCGCGACCCCGGGCCGGCCTTACCGCGGCCTCACCATCCCGGGCATCCGCAGGGGCACCACGGCGCCCTGGACCTACGCGCAGCGTGACGCCGTGATCACCGCCGGCGGCTCGACGACCATGCCGCAGACGGATTCCACCGTGCGTCTCGAGGACCTGGCCACGACCTACAAGACCAACTCGCAGGGCGGGGCCGATGACTCCTGGCGCTGGACCGAGACCATCGCCAACATCCAGGAGAAGATCTACTCCCTCGAGCAGCTCTTCAGCGGTTCCCCCTTCGACGCCGCGGTGATCGTGGACGATGCCTCGGTGACGGCGCAGCCCTACGCGGTGCGGCCCAAGACGGCGAAGGCTTTCGCGATCCGGCTCATCGACGAGTTGTGGGTGCCCTACGCGCTCACTAAAGAGCGAGACGCCGTGGTCGCCGGCATCGTCGCCGAGATCAACAGCAGCAATCCGGGCCGCTTGGACATCCTCATTCCCGACGTGCTGGCGGCGGGCCTGAAGATCATCGCCGGGAAAATCCAGTGGAGCTTCTACGCTCCGGTAGGCGCGTAAGGGAGGCATGAGATGGGAGCGGTGAAGGGCGGAGACATCCGCCAACTGACGATTAACTCCCGCGAGTTCGACGTGAAGGGCGGAGACGCCAACGTCAACATCGACACCGGAGGGTTCGCCAACGAGGCGGGCCTCACCGGCAACGGCAATCTCGCGGTCACGCAGCGGCGCAAGGCCGCAGGTTTCAGCGACTGCCCGATCGTGATCGACGACACTCGGCAGGACCTGGAGTATCTCCAGGACATCGCCAATAAGGGGGAGTCGGTACCCGTGACCATGACTCTGGCCAGCGGCAAGGTATACTCGGGGGCGCTCCTGCCGGTGGGCGATCTCGCCAAGGCCACCGGCGACGGCACGCTCTCGCTGGAGATGCGCGGGGCCAGGTTCGAGCAGATATGAGCGAGCCGAAGATCGCGCGCGAGGTCGCGGAGGCGGAGGTCCAGGCATGGTGCGAGCGCTTCGACGTGAGCCTGGACCTGGCCGACCGCGAGCGGATCGTGCGGGTGCTCATGGCGGGGCGATTGTCGCTGGACGAGGGCAAGGATGAATTCTGCTACCGCCTGCGCTCGCCCGTCACCCTGGAGAACGGCTCCAAACTGGAGGAGCTGCGCGTCGGCGAGCCCAGCACCGGCATGGTGCGGGACGCCAACAGGACCGGAGGCAAGGACCAGTTCGAGGTGAGCTTGCGCTTGCTCTCCTATGTCACGCACCAGGCCCTCGGCGTGCTCGACCGAATCGGCCAGAAGGACCTCACCTCGCTGGGAGTGCTGTTTAATTTTTTCGGCTGACCCGCGGCGCAGACTTCGATCATGCAGTCTGGGCGGTCGCGGCCCGGTTCGGACACGCGGGGATATGGGAGATGCCGATGTCAGAGCTGCAGTTCTGGTATCGCGGGCATCAGTACATCCTCGATGAGGAGCTGGAGCGCATCAAGCGCATGACCGGAGGCAAGAGTGGCTAAGTTCACGATCTCGACGATCTTCCGGGCCCTGGACCAATTCAGCGGACCCGTGAGCAAGATGTCGAAGAACGCGCTCAAGTTCTCTCGGACCGCCGACGCCAGCTTCGCCTCGATGGGCAACACCATGCGCGGCCTGCGGAACATCGTCGTCGGGATCGGCGCCGCGCTCACCACCGGGCTCGTCGCCAAGGCCATCACGGATTTTGCAGGCAAGGGTGACGAGATCGCCAAGACTTCACGCATGCTCGGACTGAGCGCAGAAGCCCTGCAGGAGTTGCGCTACGCTGCCAATCTCCAGGGCGTGGAAAATGAGCAACTCACGCAGTCGATGAAGCTCCTGAACAATAACCTCGGCGATTTGAAAGCCAAACAGGGCGCGTTGTATTCCCAGCTCAAAGTCACCAACCCTCAACTCGCGCGGCAACTCAGGGACGTAAAATCCACCGAGGAGGGTTTCAACTTCATGGTGGACGCCATCGCACGCGAGACGAATACTGCCAAGCGCGCGGCCCTCGCGCAGGCGACCTTCGGCAAATCTGGTCAGGAGTTGATCAAGATGGCCGAGGTCGGCACCGTCGGCCTCGCGGCCCTGCGCAAAGAAGCGCATAAATACGGGGCCGTGATCTCCTCGGAGGCCGCAGCCGATTCGGAAAAGTTCAGCGACTCCATGGATCGCCTGAAAAAGAGCATCGGCGGAGTCGTCGCCTCTGCGCTGGCGCCGTTGATCAAAACTCTCCAGCCAGTGATTCAGCGCTTCGCCGAGTGGGTAGCGGCCAACCGCGAGTTGATCGCGCAGAAAATTAGCAGCGTATTCCAGACTATCGGGAAAGCCGTCGAGTTCCTCGCACCCTTTCTCAAGGCTGCGGTGGACCTTCTCAAATGGCTCAAGCCGGCACTTCCCTACATTGCGATCGGAATCCTCGCGCTCGTCGCCGCACAGTGGGCGTGGAATGTCGCTCTGACCGCGAATCCAATCGGGCTAATTATTGCTGGCATAGGGGCGCTCATCGCGATTGTGATCGTGATCATCCGTTACTGGCAGGAAATCACGACTTGGGTAAATACCGCTTGGACCGCAGTCAAATCCTTCGCGATCGGCATCTGGAATACGGTCATCCCCTATCTTCTCGCATTCGGCCAAACGCTCCTGAAATACTGGCTCCTTCCGATCAACTTGGTGATTTCCGCTGTCGTGGCGCTGATGAATGTGCTCGGCAAATTGCCCGGCAAAGTTGGCGCTCCGTTCCGCGACGCAGCCAAGGCGGTCGGCGGATTCCAGGATAAATTCAACAAAATGCTAACCGGTACCTCCGGCATAGCGGACTTCGGCGGCATCTGGAAAAATGCCGTCGCCGCATCTGGAAGCCCAGCGCCTGTATCTCCGAACGCAGCCCTGGCTTCTGGCATCGGACAGATGGCGTCCACCGTGAGCGAATCCCGGTCCACCGTCGACGTGAACCTCAACAATCTCCCCGCCGGCACCGCCGTGCGCCAGCGCGGGCGAGCTCCCGGCATCACCGTCAACACCGGCTTCGCCTTCGGAGGCGCCCGGTGAGTTTCCTCGACCGCCTGCGGCCGGCGCGCTACCGCTCGCCATCCGGCCTCGAGTTCACCTTCGAGTTCCGCCAGCTC